GGAGAATTTTACTCCAACGTTGGTGACTCCTCGCATTTTTTCTAGTGCTTGGATCTCAGCTTTAGCACCGGGCGTTGCGCAACAGGGTCAGAGTGATGATTACATTCGCGCTCTTGCCGTTTTGCGTACTTCCAATACGTGCCTCAAGGTGCTACCTGGTCGCATGTCAATACCTGGCAGTGGCAAGTGTGTGCGATACCCTTTCGACAAGGTTTTCTACGATTTGATGACGGAATTTTCTCCGGCGGAAATAATCGAAGAGATTGATCGTTGGAAGCGTGTCAATCCCACTGACGCATTGAAACTTGCTCATTTAGGCAAATTTGGAGAAAATTTACCTTTTATTTCCAAAGCTGATCGAGATGAGTATTTGGCTGTGAGTAAACAACGTGCCGAAAATTTTACTTTGGATGCTGAGTGCGACGCTTCTGCCTTGCTTTTAATGCTGGACAACGTCGATGAGGTTTCTATCAATGGTTCTACGGCTGCTGGATACCCATACAATTTGTTGTCATTACGTACGAAACGACAGGCTCTTCCGCTCGCTAGCTCGGTTGCCCAGGACATTCTGGAAAACGAGAACATGGCGGAATATCCTGAATATAAGTTGACGGGTGGTCGCGGAAAATTAAAGTTGCGTACAGAATCTGATTCTGCGAGACTTGTCACTTTCGGCAGTCTTCATGAAGGATTGATTGTTAGTAAATTGCAGCAGCCCGTGATTGACTGTCATTCTCGAAATCTGTGGCTCACCAATATCATGATTGGAATTTCTTGGTTCTCTCATCACGGACAGAAGTTGAAAGAATGGTTGGATCGTCGAGTGTCACTTTACGGTGTCGCCTGGAAAGTGTATGGAGATGACTTAACCTTGGCCTTTATTGTCAAGGGGGTCATCTACTATATGTCGTTGGATCTTTCTTCTTTTGACTCTCGTCTGGCGGCTTTTATGTTACAGGCTTATGAGGAGTATCAGCAGCGTCTTCGCGAGAGGATGTTGCTCAGCTCTCCTAGTGTACTTGCAAAGTACAGCATGAAGGACATCAAGCTGAGAATTGAGAAGCTTAAACGTGTGGGTCAGCATTACAGTGACGCTATGATTAATGCTAAGATCATATTCCCTTCGGGTGACGTCTTTCAGAAGGATCGTGGTATGTCTTCCGGTTATGCCGGTACCTCTTATGGTGATTCTCAAATTCACGATTGTCTTGTTGCTACTTTCGCTCCTGCGTTAGTTGGTTTGTCTGATTTTGATCCTACTCACATTGAGGCGGTAGTTGCCGCTGGTTATCGTCGCTTTAACGGTTACGTGAAACCAGGTTCTTTTGTCATTACTTCAAAGTTTGGTGATCTTCCAATTTTGTCGAAGATGCACAGGGTGACCATTGCCACTTTAAATGGAGGAGTTATGCGAGTTCCAGTGAGACGTGCTGTTGAACCGTTGATGCGGGGTTGCTATCCTGATTGCTTTAATACAAGCAAGAGGCATTCTCCCGTTAGTCATTCGGCAGCTCTTGCATGTGGTCTACTTCAAGATGGTTTCTTTGTGCGTTTGTCTCACGACATTCTTACGAAGATGGTGCATGCTTACAAGACGCGTTACAATGTTGGACGTATCACATTCAAGCCGGGCAGCAATTTTCGTCGTATTGGCACTCCTCTGGAGCACATGTTGAGTGTGTCCATTGATTTGTTTAATGACGCGGAGATTATGGAGTGGTACGGCATTTACGGCGTTGAATACGATGACGTCGCAATTGATTTGGAGGAGCATGAAATCGACACTGACGTAGCCAAACGACTTTATCGATTGTCTCAGAATCATTTGAATCAGGGTGCCTTTTCTACGTCTACTCCTACCGGCAATCCAATTACCGTTCGTCATTTGCAGGCTCAAATTGACCGAGGATCTGAAGCTAGAGATTCGGACATTGGCGCGCGTAAGTTGTTGCGGTTGAAGCACATGCTGACACCCATTTCAACTACACGTTATTGGCGCGGTAATGCTGGCGGAAAGAGTGCTGAAGGAATTAAATTGCTACTTGCTGAAGGTGGCAAATTTGGACGCGTTGTTGCTGCTGGCAGTCATCCTGGTTCTGATTTGAACGCTTTGTGTCCCGTTTCCGGATCTGTAAGAGTTGTATCTCTTATGTGTGATTTCGATGTCAAGAAAGGTCACGTCTTTTGTGGAAAGATGCAGCCATGTTATTCTAGTATGGTTGACCGTAGCAGACAGATTGATGCTGAAGGTTTCAAAGAGTTTGAAGACGTGGATTGCTTGCATTCTGACTTGGGCGTGGGAGCTTACACCGGTGCGACCGATCGTCTTGCTTGGTCTACCAAACAGAATTTTCTTACGGCTAAGCTTACTGAGGCGGCCGTTAAGTGTGGAGTCGGCACCTTTTTTTTGAAGTTGCAGGGCGTTGATTGCGCACGCATTGATTGGATATACAATTTGTATCACATTTGTTCCTTCTTTGACGTGCGCAAGTTGCTGTGTTCATATCCTTGGAACACTGAGATTCACATTTTGGCCGTGCGTGGTTCCAATCCTGCTCCCGTTTCGCGTGGTACCTTTTACGCGCGTTTCTGGCGGTTTTTGACGAAGGCTTGGACTGATTCCATGGGTTGGCAAGTTTTACGTGCCATACAGGCTGCTAATCCTATTAGTAATCCTATGCAGCGCGTCGAGCGTTATCAGAGAATTTACCGTGCCAGATGTGGTGTTCTCCTTGGTACTGAAGCGATTCAGAAGCAGTTGAACATTGATTCTACTAGGCAGGTTTATTGCGCTGATGCCATTTGTTGGATCATTTCAGAGTTTGCAGTTCGAAGTGCGGTTATTATGGCTGATGAAGGTGGCCTTACCACAGAGTTGTGCACTACTGGTTGCTCTTTGGGTTATTGGCCGTTGACTCAAGCTTCTGCCGTTCAAACTCGTGATAATTTGTTGGAGATGTCTGTTGATTCCGAAGTTTCGCGAGTTTGGTTTGGGAAGATTACACCTGGACGTGTTATTTTGTTTAATTGCATGGTGATAGTTCTGGTTTCTTCTTCTGTCGCAGCGGCTTCAAGGACTTTGCGCAATCGGTTGAAGCGTCTCAGGAAATTTTCGAGACAGATTTGCTTCTTCACCTTCGTGGAGGGCGTCGATTTGAAGGAGTACTGCAACGTTCCTGGCTGGCGCAACGGATTATTGAAGCGTCCGGGCTGCACTGCATGTATTTGCATCAAGGATTGAGAACTTCAAGATGGACTATCATAAGGATCGACACTTCCTTCAAAGGGTTATTTGCTTCCAAGATGGACTATCACAAGGATCAACACTTCCTTCAAAGTGTTACTCGAGACTTCGCAGTACTACGTCGAAGTTTCAAGATGAAGACTTGCAGCTATGGAGCTGAAGAATTTAGTGCAGTCTGCATGAGCTGCTGAAATAGGAACGCTTTCGCTGGCACATTAAGAGATTTTAATCTAGTGTTTTTGTTCCATACTGAGTTAGTGAGCTTGCTCCAACAGTAGTGTTTTTTGTTGTAAACGGGCTTTGCCCTTACAAATGTGTTTTGAAGCGTGTAATAGGACTTGTCCCTTCGCTT